CCGGGAGGGTAAATCCGGCGACGGTCGTACCACCAGAAAATGAGACCGTCGGCGGGACACCGGACAAAAACAACCCGCCAGGTCCGCTAACTTGGGATAACCCCGTGATCCCTATCGTCTGCACTAGCTCCAATTCTTGCGCGGGCGAGGTGGAATCACCAGGGATTGTTTGCGTGTTCCAGCCCGTGATATTGAACTTCAGGCCGGAGGAGTTTATACCCGTCGCCGTTAAAGTGCCGATAAACAACTCGAAAACCGGCGCCGTCGCTGTGGCTTGTGTAGTCGTGGACGGCGTAGTGGGAAAGTTGCCCGGAATACTTGCGGGTACAATCGGGACCGTAGACGGAGTAGCAACCACCGCACCTATTCCTCCTATAGACGTGGAATAGTTAATGACATTAAGAGAAGCGAGGCCCTGTACCTGCGTCCCACTATCCATCTGCCCCGGAAATTTCTTCGCAATCCCGAACCGCTGCGCCACGCGCGACCGGCCGAATGAATCGAACGGAAGGACATTCAGCGCGTTCCAACACGTCGGCGGCTTACCATCAGGGGAAGCCTCGACGCGCTGCTGCTCGCGCGCATTGGTACGAACAATCCCCCCGATCGGTGAGACCAGGGGGACTTGCTTCGCTTGGGGGAGTTTTGAAGGAGTCGGCACCGAACCTCCGCGGATTACCGCAACGGATTTCCCTCGGCCGACAAGGCGCCATCGACACCCAGGTTATCCGTCTCGTTGTAAGAAACGAGGCAGGAATCATACGAGGTCTCAGCCGCGTAAATTTCCACCTCGTTCGTCGCCGTGGCGTTGTTGCCATTGGTGGCCAGCGCGATGAAGGCGATGTTGTCGCGCTTCAGACCCAAGCCGGAGAGGTTGATCTCCAGCACTTGAAGTAGCGTAGTGAGCCGCTGCGCCGATGCCGCGGTGGGGACAACTGACGGGAAGGGCAGAGAGGCGTACTGAATAGCAGATGCACTGCTGAGCGCGGCGCCGGCGACCTTCGTGTAAACGACCGCCTGGAGCGCAACATTGTTGTCCGTCGCAATGCTCAACTGCTCCGCCTCGACCCGCAGGATCAGGTGATCGCTCGCCTCGTCATAGTCGCGCGGAACTGCGAAGGCGATGGTGCCAACGGCAGACGTGCCTGCCGCAACCTTCAGGGCGAAGGCATGGGTCTCGGCCGTAACGATCGCATTACTGCCGCCGAGGAGGCCGAAATCCTGGACCGGAATCTGGCGATCGACGCGGAAGCCACCATCCGCGGCGGAGGCGGTGCCGGTGCCTGGAGTCGCCGAGGCATTAACGCCGGTGACAAGTTGCTTGATCTGATAGAGAAATCCGTCTTCGGTAAGGGGCATGACAACTCCAAAAGTTTAACTTACGACCGTGTTCACAAGGACGTTAGGGCGCTGATACCAATAGTCGCGGAAGTTCTTGATGACCGGGGTTTTCGACCCACCGGCCGAGGGATTGCCGAAATACCCCAGCGCCTTCGGGGTGCTGCGCGCGTCAACGGCCCACGCCTGCGGAAGCGCCTGACTGTAGTAATATTTCCAGTCAGGCCCGTCTGTCGTGTCCTCGACTTCCTTCTCGGCGACCGCGAGGCAACATGCCTTGACAGTCTCGTCGAAGGAGAACGGCGCCGGCTGCACATCCGTACCATTGACCAGGTAATCGAAGTGCAGGATATAGGGAAAGAGGATCGAGAGGAATTCATTCGGAATTCTCCAGGTCATCAGTTCCCAGCGCTGTCGCGGCGGCTTGTACTGAATCTGCGTGTACGTCGGCGTCGGGATCAAGCGGACGGCACACTCGTAGGGAGTACCCGTCTCGATGTTATAATTCTGGCGCCGCGACCGGATCGACGCCTCGCCGCACCAATGCAGGATCATCCCGCGGTTGGTATTGGCGACGAAGGTGATCTCCCCAGTGTACTGCCCCCCGAAATCAGAGGGAAGGGTGAAATCACCCTGACTCGGCATTGACCAGCCGATCGTATAATTCCCCGCCACCAGGAGATTGAACGCCTGGATATACGCGGGGATTTCCGAGGTCAAGAGTACATGACCCTTCGTGAATGACCCGACCGTCACCGGCACGATTGACTGCGGGGTCGCGATTACCTGAAGCTGGTTCGGCCCCAGGTAATTGATGATCGAGACTTCCGTGCCCTGCTGCGTACTGACTGGAAATTCATCGACCGTCGTATTAAAGCCCGGCGTATTCGCGGGCGGATTCCCGCCGATCCAGAACGGCCTTAATTCCATCGACTGGAAGAACGACGGATACGGCTCGAAGGGGTTGGAAGTGTTCGTTGCCGGGACGGTCAACGTGAGGGTCGCCAACCCCGTCGTAGAATCGTATGTGGCTGATACGTTGATCGAGTTGGTCGTGTCGAACGTGATCGTTGGCCATAAGTCCACCTGTGCAATACGATTAAGCCACTTCCATCCATTCGGCTTCGGCCCGTCATTGATAAACTGCCGGATACCCTTCTGCACGATGCGTTGACACAACACTAGATCGTGGGTGTCGATCGGCACCTGCGGTTGTCCGGTGCCGTCCGACCCGTAGTAGGCCAGGCCCAGTTTATACGCAACTTCCGTAATCAGGTCATCAAATGTCAGGGCCGATGTCGGCTCTGTCACGGGATAATTTGGGAAGTTGGATGTGATTGCCGACATAGGTAAATGGAAGAGGGCGCGGTCTGCACATCAGGGAAAACTGGCCCACCCTGATTGCTCGGCCGCGCCCTCACTCGGAACCGCTTAGTATTCCTTATACCCGATGCGGAGGAAGTCGATCAGGAGCGTAACCGCCGTAGTGGACGGAACCGTCAGGCAGACGATGCCTCCATATCGGCTAAGCTGATCGAAGGTAGCGTCCACCGCCTGTTTGGCGACCTGGGTGCCGTTGACGAACCAGTAGACGTACTTTTGACCGTCGTACAGGACGCCCAACTTGACGAACCCCGTGGCCGTCGAAACCACTGAGCCGGTCGAAGATGCCGCGGCAACCAGGGTGCCCGGCGCCGCCGGCGGGGAGAAGGCGAGATTCGCCGGATTGGGGTTGTTGGCCGCGGCCGTCAGGGTGTTGACTAGGACGGTCTGAACCGTGCCGTTCGCGTTGCCCGTAGTCGTGGTCGGGGGCTGCGCAGTACCCGCATTGAGATAGATCGCGTCGAAGTTTGACGCTGCATCACCATGCGACCAGAAGCCGATCAGGGAGGTGTTCGCCACCGGGCCGATTGTATTGCTGGCCTTTGTTCCGCTTGCCGCCGACACGATACCACTGGCCGCGTTGGTGTTCGCCGGAACCAGGCCGAGGGTGTTGGCCAGGCCAACGAAGACGCCGGTGCTTTGGTTGATCGCAGAGAGCGCGATTTCCGCCTCGAACCAGATCATCTGGCCGGAACCAGCCGCGACCACGCCCAGGGGGCGGGTATACGTCTGGATGAAGGCGTTCGCCACCGTACCACTGACCGCGTTAACAACGTGATCGTAATCCACGTTGTACGCGAAACCGGCGCCGGTGCTGGGGGTGAAACTGTTGGGAAAGGAAGGCGCGGTCACGCTGTCCAGGAAGTGCTGGAAGATGAAGAAGCCTGTGCATTCATCCTGATCCTGATATGCCTTGTTGCTGGCCCAAATGCTCTCGCTCGGTTGATCGAAGCGAAGAGTATTGACCTGTGCAACTCTAGTAACGCCGTAAGCCATGATTTGTTTCCTTGTGTGAGAATTCGGTGCCTACGGCACTATTAGTTGGTCGGGATCAAGTTGTGAAGAACGAAGCCGGCGGTGCGCCGGTTGATGCACAGGTTGTTGTGGCACCCGTCCAGGAACACCGAGAACGTGGTGTGCTGACCGCGATCAGGAATCTTGACCGATTCCTCCATCCAGTAGTCTTCCTGCACGACCGGCTGAATCTTGCTCCAGTCCACGCAGTAGATCGGATTTGGCGTGAATGCCTCGCCGCCGCCGGCCGTGACGGAGAAACCGTCAAGCTGCGGGATGTAGACGACGGGCATCTTGTTGAACATCGTCGCGCCGTCGAAGTTGTGCAGCATCTTGCCTGCCAAATCCATCGGCGTGTTGTTGTCATCCCGCTTATCAGCGAGGTCTTCCAACTCCGTCGCCACATCATCCGCGACGTACAACTTGATCTTGGAACCCACCTTGTCATCGCCCGGCTTCTGGACGAAGGCCGCGGGACGGAAGCGCGTGCGCCGAACCGCCGAGCGCAACTTGCGAAGCAGGTTGTTGTCGATGCGGATGTAGGTGTCGGCGTAGTTCTGCCACTTCGGTTCGCTCGCGGCGTCAATGCCGGCGCAGACAGTACCCGTGGTGCCGTTCTGGTAGCGGATCGTCTGACCGGCAAACCCGCCGATGCTGACGCCGTTATTCAGGAAGTTGATGTAATACGGAATGCCGTAGGGGTACAGGGTATCCGTGGCCGAAGTGGGCGTCATCCAGCCGCGCTGCTCGATCAATTCGGCGAAGTCCCACATGCGCTCGACGCGCCGGGATTCGAGCAGGTTGATGAAGCCCTTCTTGGAGTTCTTGTTGCGCAGGATTTCCAACACATCCCAGGAGTAATCCGTGCTGATCTGCGTCCAGGGGACGTTGATCTGGAACTGGCTCTGATCCACGACCGGCTGATCGGTATCGAAGAGGCGCCGGTAGTGCGCGCGACCGTGGCGGTCCAGGATCACGTTACGTTGGATCGACGTACCGCCGTCGATCGACCGGCGGGATTCCTCGTAGATTTTGCAGAACTCGTAGTTCTGACTGTCCCACATGACCTCGAACTGGCCCTTGGGCAAGTCCCGAAGGGTAGTGGCGATCAGATCGGCAAGCTGTGTATTATCAACGCCCATGTGTCAACTTACTTTCCGAAAATCTTTGCGAGTCCCTTGCCCACCTTGTCCTCCAGAGCCTTTCGGTCGTCCTTCGCACCAGAGGCGGGCGCGGCCTTGCCAGAGGGCCGCAAAGTGATTGATTTCTGTCTCTGTTTCAAGCCATCACGAATTTCTTCGCGGGCAACGGTTTTCTGCTTCGGGGCAGACGTGGCATCGTGCGCGGCAGCCAGGGCTTCCTCGACCGTGAATCGACGGCCTTGAAGACTCCCGCCGGCGACCAGGGCATCAGCGAACTGAAGAACCTTGGCGCGCTCGGTAAGCTGTGCGTCAGTGGCCTTCGCTGTCGAAGTCCCATAAACAGCATGGAACTGCTTCATTGAGGGATCACTAAAGAACTGATCGACCTGTTTGCCCAATGCCTCTTCAGCGCTGGACTTCGCCTGGTTCTGGTACTGCTGAACCTGCGGCGACATGCGATTGAGTTGCTCGATTACCTGATTAACAGGACCAACCAACTCGTCGATCAGACCATCATCACCGTACTTCGCCCGTAACGCTTTCACGTCAAAGGGTTTAAGTCCAGTGGCCGGTGCTTCGGCTGCGGGCTTTGCCGGCGCCGCGGGGGTTCGTTGCGCCTGCGATTGCCGGCCCAACTCCGCCATGCGCGCCAACTCGGCATTCCGAGTCTGATGCACCTTGTCTGCGAACTTCGTAAAGCCGACCCCTTGGGTCTTGACAGCCTCACGAATTTCATCGTCTTCCCAGCCGGCGGCTTTGAGGGAACGGATGTATCCGGCGGGAAGGGTTGGCGCCTCGTCGGCGGCAGCTTCCGGCTTCGTTTCCGTCTCCGCCTCTTCCTTGGCGGGCGTGACTGATTCGGCCCCATCTCCTTCAGTCTCTTTGACCGTTTCAACTTCCGTTGAAGCCGGCTCTTTGGCTGAAGGCTCCGGTGTTACCCGGTCTTCGTCATGTCCGAAAACCGCATCGAATTGATCGCTGATTTTCTCAGCGACCGATTGTTTGGTCTCGGTGTCCAGGCGCGCGGTGCGCCCGATCTGTTCACGATCGTCGATAAGGCCAGTTGGCATTCCCGTCTCCGTTGCCTGCTATGCAGGGGTAAGTTTGACGTGCGGACCTCTTCGGTCCATGCACTAAGTGTACAACATTTTTCAATGGAAAACAAATCAGGATTTTTCCTGATACCCAGCCGCGGCGAGCGCCTGGAGCTTCGCCTTGCGCGTCCGCGCAATCGGCAACCCATAATCAGGGGAAGCCGGGTCGTCGGATAGATCGAGGTCCGGGCACTTCGCCTTAAAGGCCCTGATCTCCTCCAGCGACTCCATCGCCACCGAGAACATCTCGATCGGCTTGGAGAATTCCTGGAGATCAGTGTGAGGGAGGCTGACCTGGCGCTCGTAGGCATCCTCCCAACAGATAGGACACTCCAGGCGCGCCGGAGTTTTCATGGGGAAGACTTCCTGGTCGGCGTGTCCACAATTAGAACACTTGTAGTCATATAGCGGCATTACTTGTGACTCCTGTGTCCCGCCTTCTTCATGGCATCGTCCGAGTGTTCAGAACTATGCTTGGCGCCGACGCGCTCCGGCAAGTCCTTGATACTCTTCGTCTTGTCCGCCCACTCCTTCGCCATATCAGGGTGATTGGCGAAGAGGAAGCGGGCCTGAGCCTTTGACTTGAACGGCACGGTTAATCCTGGTCAGGGGTCAATTTGGAATAGTGGCTGCGGTGGCCGGCGGCCTTCAGCGCCTTCTCCTGGTGATCCACGTTCGTGTGGACCTGCGGCCCGTGAATGCTGGGCTTCTCCGTGGCCAGGTCCACCGCGTCCGGTTTGGACTTGCTCGGTTGATTCTCCGGGACATCAGTGTCCCACTGGGCCTGCGCGTGATCGTCGCTGTCGATATCCAGACCTTGCTCTTTATTCTTCGCCATTTGACTGTCCTTTACATATCTCCCAAGGGAGATATTGTTGGTAAACCGGATCGCCGTGCAGGGTACTTCCCACACCTGACCCGTCTCATTGAATACTACCGTCCACAATTGCGACTCATCTGCGGCTGTTTCCACCATAATCGCCAGCCCGCGTCCCTTGGGGCCGTGCCAGTCTTTGTAGGCGACCACCTCGACGTGCCGCGGAGTTTGTAATTCGAGCAGGGCCATTTAGGAAAAAGTACCTACTATTTCTTACAACCGCACGATAACATCGTGCATGTTAGAGTGCATTCTGATTCGCCAGCGTCGGCGGCCCCTGCGTCGGCCGGAAAGCGCTACGCAGCGCGATCCCTACTGCCCGCTGGGCATCCTGGGCGCCAGCCTGTGCTTCCTGATTCCCATTCTGCCCGATCTGCGGACGCCCCTGCACCTGGCCGGGCTGGCCGTTCTGCGCCATCGCCGGCGCCAGGTTCGGGTTCGGTTGCCCTAACTGGCCCTTGCTCGGCCCCAACTGCGGCCCCATAGCCATGCGCTGCTGCGCGATCTGCTGGGTCTGCGGCGCCAGCAGCACCTCATCCAACCATTCAATCCCCATGTCCTTCGCCATGCGCACCAGGAAGGCGAGCGCGTCGAAGGGAATACCAAGGGAAGCGAAAATCTGCGCTGCCGTGGCGACTGCGGGTAATAGCTGCTGTGTAAACGCCATCTCCTGTTGTAACCTCGTCTTGCTGTCCTTGCGCCCCATCGACTCTGGTTCCAGGGAGAACATGAAGTCGAGGAACTTGCCCTGGCGCGCTTCAGGAGTGAGGATCACCTGCACATCCTGAATCTGCGGAGGCTGGAGGAAGTTGGGCAGACCATCGGCGCCGGGGCCGACCTGGCCGGGCGAATACTGCCGGGTCGTTAGCGGGACGTGCATCAGGGGATCAGTGTGGAAGTACCACGCTCGCTTCCGGGCTTCGCCAGCCGCCATCTGATATACCATGTCCTTCATGTCCTCCAGACCCACTGAGGCATTCTGCTGGAGCGCCTGCACGCCGGTTGCCGTCTTGGCGTCGATACGCTGGCCACCCACCTGGTCCGGATTGCCGGCCATCATGTTGAACCAGTTCTGCAACCCCTGGAGATGGGTCTCGTTGGAGTTGACCTGGCCGCCGAAGTTCAGCGACTTGATCCCTTCAACGTCATCGACCTTGATCGTCTCGCCATCGCCGGCGTTCATCAACTCCTGGGCATCGTCAACTGACGATCCCTTGTAGGCAACGATCGACTTCTGCCGCTCTGCCTGTTCCATGATCTTCTTGGCCATGCGATTGGCCATCGAATGCAGGTCGTACCAAACGCCGACCGAGGGTACGGGTAACGGGTTCCCTGGCACCGGAGGAGTCAGAGAGAGAAGCGTGTACGGGCCTTCTTTGACACCGTAGTAGTCATCCACGCGCAGGTAGTCGTCAAATGTCACCGCAGGATCGCCGGGCACCGTTACAATCGCATTGGCTGAAGGCACCCAAATCTCGGCTACCTCCACCATGTCCTGCATCGAATAGTTCTCGTCGATATTAAGTTTCTTCATCGACACACTGAACGCCTGGGTCTCACGGTCGGAGCCGCCGAGTTGTGGGAGGCGCTCAATAAGATCATTATTGTATTGCCCGCTGTCGAGGAGCATTTGGCGCGGCACCCTGATCTTGTCACCCATGAAACTTGCATCGCGGAACATGTGTTCGCGCGAGTCCGGGTCTACGACGAAGTTGTCAAAGTCAACCTTCTCGGTGTAAATGACACCAGGGTCAAGAGACTCTTCTCCTTGATCGTCATCGAATACGGCGATGCTGCCAGACTGTGTAAGTCCTGTCTTGAGGATTCCAACAGTGAATATCGCATCCACGATGACGGCTCGATAAGTGTTCCTAATGTCAATTTCCTTATCGTGCTGGTCAAGGGCAAGACCGAGCAAATTAGCATACTCCCTCGCGGCTAAATAGGGCGTCATCACCACATGTTTGGGGAACGACATGACCAGGGTAGGGACCAAGATGCGAATGGCATTGAAGATCAGGTTGAGCGGCGCCGTGGCCAGTTCGCCCTGGGTCTGGTCATAGTATGGCCCGACGTACTCCTTGATGAAGTGGACACGGGCGGCGCGGAAGTTAGCCAGGCGCTCGAAGCCGCGCTGGACGGCGAGTTGGAACTTCTTCGGACTGATCTCATCTGTGAGTGCCATAATTACGCCGCCGATGTAGTAAAATCAAAATGTGTCTGCCGACGCTTCGGGTCTTCGGCCAGCTTGCGCGCCTGCTTGAACTTCTCCATCCGATAGCCGAATGCCCGCGGGTCACGCGGGATGATTTTCATTTCTCGCCACTTGGGCATTTCGGAAAGGGCCACCACTGCAAGCATGTCTGCGATAACACGATCCCCGTGTGCTTTCCGCGCAGAATCGCTCTCCTCAATAAGTCCTGCCGGGCCGATTCCACCTCCCTCGTAGTTGATGTAGGTAAGTGCTTCATCAAGCGCAGCAATAGACCGATTGATGTACTTTCCGTGACTATAGGCTCGTCGCAGAAGACCGAGGGCGGAAGCCTTACCTTCTGTTGAAGAACGCCAGCCGTATCGCTTGCCGACTTTCTCGGACAAGGTGCCGGATTTTCGCGTGAAGTAAATCGAAGGATACTTGTATATGTGAACAAGCTGATTACCGAAATCAAAACCAGGGTCGCCGTTGTTCTCCCAAATGATAAGAGGGCGACGGTTGCGGCCACCGCACCAAATAGCGGCAGCACATGCCACGCGAGCCAACTCATGCGGAGGAGTGTTAGCATCAGCGAACTCGGCGATCTTTTCCCGTGTTTCATTGCAGATGGCTCCAATCACTGAATTGCTGGCCCCTTGGCCCTTGCTGATGTCGATGCACAGAGTGTACGAATAGGACTGATCCGGCCGGCCTTTGATGAGATGAGTCCAAATCTTCCACGGCCCCTTGCCCCCGCAATGGAAGGAGAGCGAGGCAATATCGCGTGAAGTGATGGCGCGGATGACGGCTTCGTCGCTGTACTTCTTCTTGAAGTTCAACTCCGCGATCCGGCGCGGCGGGCGCCCGAACAGTTTCTTATGTTCCTCGATCACCACAGATTCAAAGAATGTCTCACCGGAGCCGATATGGTCCATATCAACTTCCGTGGCAAGTTCCTTTGGTGTCCGCTCCAGGCGTTCCTGTTCGTACCAAGGACTTGAAATATACCATCTTCCCAGTTTATCCTGTACGGCAGTCCGTCCTCGGCCCTTCTCAGGATGATCCCACCAAGGAAGAATGAAAACAGGAATCTGTCCGCTGAGTCGCCAGGCTGAATAGGTCGTCCCCGCGCCATGAGGCGTCGAACACACCAATCGGCAGGCAGTGACATCCTTTGTAGATTGCTTGATGGACTTGGCTTCTTTGATCTTAGCCATCTCATCAATGAAGATCGAAGTGCGCCGATCAGACGAACCGGCGGTCGCGTTTGCACTTTCACCATCAATGCGGGTGCGAGTGTCCAGGTTGACGAGATGCAGTTTCTTGCGGACGATCCGAGGGACCATCCACTCTGGTAGGCGACTGAGGATATAGTCCAGCTTTCCAAAAAGCGTACCAGCATCAGCCAGGGTTCCAAAGGGATAGTTTTTCGGTATACCATCGAGTGAGTCAACGACATCCTCCTTACGAGAGATCATCAGGTGGGATTCATCGGGGCAAAAAAGGAACCGATGAGCGTAGACTGCCAGGTGGTCCCAGGTGGCGCCCATGTCGCGGGACTTATCAGTGAGGAGTGACTCGCCGCCGTCGATCCCGTGTTCGATCCGCAGGATGTGTTCGTCCTGCTTCGGCCAAGTGCAGAAGGGGAGATGAGAGTACTCGGCCTGGCGGTTGACGCCGCCGGCATCCGGTTCAAACACGCGCAAGGTGAAGCAAAAGGCATTGATGAAGAAGAGGAGAGATTGCGAACAGGCGGTGTACAAGTCCTGCTGGAGCGATGGATCATTCTCCGCCGCCTCCAGGAGCCGCACCCGGTAGGCGAGGTTCGCCGCCGGCTTCTTCGGCACCTGAAGCCCGGTGATAGGGCAAGCCCAGGTCGTCGGGAGGACGATCGGGGGGAGATCGGGGCGCTGGGAGAAAAGGTTACTCAACGTCCATCCTATTTACTGTGAAGAGAGAAATAATACTACATATACATGTATTATATATGTGTATAGTAGGGAGGAGAGACTCCGGGGTGCTAACCATTATTCTCCTCCTGATTGTAAATCGGCGCCTTCGACGCCATGAACACACCACACCGGGCGCAGGGGAACGACTCCTCGAACTCATGCACGAGCCAGCCATCGGCACCGCAGGCATGACAATCGTAGGCCTCCACCACGAGCGGCGTCTTCTTCGCCGCGTCGATAATGGCGTCAAGCACCGGCCCCACCGCCAGACTCCACTCCTCCTGATCCGCGCTGGCCGCCAGGATTGCGCGCCGCGGCCTTCGGAGGGCCTTGCGCAATCTTGGCCAGCAGGTTGAGCCGATCACGGCTAAGATCACGCACCCGATCCACGGCCTTAATTCCAACATGTTCATCAGGGACCGCCTGGGCAACCTTGCCCTCTAATCTTTCATATAGGTACTGCTGCGCCCAAGCGACGGGCGGGTACGTCTTCTCAACCAGATTACCCTCCACATCGCGCACACGCTCTGTCCAGCCGAGGGCCTGCCGCCAGATTAGGGCGGCGAGCTTCGCCTCGCGCGTAATGGGCGTACCGTCTGGTTCAACATCGACCGGCTGGGACGCCAGTTTGCGCAACTCAGAAGTGAGCGCGCGCGATCCCATCTTGACTCCGCCGGTGCCGACTGCCATTACGCATTCTCCCGGCGCCGGAGTTCGCGCACGTCATCCTGGAGCGCCTGGGCCATCCCGATCATCGTAACCCGGCTGCCGCTCGTGTGGAACGTAACCTTCTCACCCTGGGCCAACGGGAGGCCGGCAAAGATGCAGGTCTCATGGCGGTTGGAGAGTTCGACTAGCATCTCCTGCGTCGTGACGTATTCGAGATCAGAGGACATCGAATCTCCGAAATACAGGACGGCGAGTATGCAATCTCTGCGCCACGAAGTCAATTCCCTGATACATGCGATGCGCGGTGATCCAACCGATACCGGCGCCGAAGCCGCCAATCCAGGCCAGTGTGAAGAGGTTGAGCATTCAGTCTCCGTGTTTAGTGATCCACCAAAGCATCCACATGCCACCCCACATGGAGAAGCTGAAGATGACAATTTCCAGACCGTAGAGTATGTCTACAATAACGGCCATACACTCACATCGTCATTGTACACGGGATCGTAGGGTTCAATGTCTATCATGCAGGCGAAGTGCCGTTAAGCGACTCCCTCCAATTCGGCCGCACGCCCTGAGTCCCGGCGTTGATAATCCGGCCCGTGCCGGTAATGTTGACCGCCGGTGTACCGGATGCGGCAAGAGCCGAAGGAGTGATTCCCTGCGAACAGTTTACACCCTCCTGATCGAAGGTGATCTGCTGCCCGACGACATCATTGGAGCCAAAGGTGGCGATCGTGTTGGCCTGCGTCGCCGACGAGGCGCCAACCGCGGCATTGAGGACATAGACGGCGATCGTGGGGCTGGCCACTGTCGCCTCGAATGCCAGGGTGTCGATCACGAGGCGCTCGTATGCGGTCAGGGTGCGCACAATGCCATTGGCATCATATAGGACGAACGCCGCGGACGAGGTAGCCGAAAGACCGCCGCTGAATACAGCGAGGCGGACTGTCTCACCCTGTTGTGCTATTGAACGTGCCACTATTACTCCGTGCCGAGTTCGGCCTTGATCGTTGTTCCTGGGACACCTGCGGGAAGTCTCGACTTACAGTATTGCTCCCACTGATCGCGCATGAGGCGAAAGAGACGCAGGGCCGCAGCATGTTCTGCCGTGCCCGCCGCGGCGCCATTCGAGAGTGTGAGCCGAAGAGTTGTCACCCTTGACAGTATACTACTTGAGAGGCGGTCTGTCAAGATATCTTACAACCCTTACAACTGTTAAGGCTAGATTGGTAATAATTGGCGGGTGACTATGAACCTCCTCCACCGATACGGGGTGGGGGGCCAAGGGTACTACCCGGCGTATAACCTCCAGTCCTTACAGACGTTACAGTGTGACGCTACCTGGTAGCGGCCATCCATCACGGGATATCGTGCGGCGGCGAGAATCAGAGAGATGGTCATGGTCGCGACGCGTCCGATGATACCCTTACAGCTGTAAAGTTAGGCGCCGTACTAGATGACTGCCATTTTGGCAGGTTTACAGCTGTAAGACTGCCATTTTGGCATATAGATCGTGCATTTTGCACGATAGTTGTTGTATGCAACTGTCACCCCCCATTTGCCTTAACAACCTTAACAGCGATCCCGTTCAACCAGTGCGGCCCCTATTCCTATCTCTCTTATTTTCTTTCCTCAAGAAAAAAAGAAATATTATATATGTGTAATACATTATACTTATCATTTACTAGGGAAAGTAACTTGCGATGCGTAGCGATATGGGTGGCGATTATTCCATTTGCTTCCAGTTGCAAATGATGTATACTCCCCATAGTCATTCATACAGGAGTAAGATTATGACATCGGTTGATTATGTTTTCCCGGAATCCATCATTGGCACTATCGACGGTAATGGGCGTTCATTATCCCGCCGACGTAAGGGAGTGACAGTTACGCTCCATATTGGCGATTTGGGAATCCCCGTCTCGGCCGAGATATACGATACTAGCGAGGCGGAGGAGTACGCCGATATCGGCTTGACCATTCTGGACAATCAATTGCTCGATTATGACGGCGCTTTTAACCTTCCCCGTGAGGTGCAGACTGTCCTCTCCCCGCGGGGCGTGAAGAATCATCTGTCCGGGGAGGAGGAAACATGGGATACCGTTCCCTATGCGGCATGTGCCGATGCTCATGTATAGAGTATCCCCCAACCGCCTTACGGGGCGGGAGGATGGACGCTTTACAACCTTTACAGGAGTAAGATTATGCTTCCCGATAAAGCCCGTACTATGAAGTCGATTCTTGACGATCCCATGACTGGACAGGTACGGTTCGTTACCGTTGTTGTCGGGGGCGAGTATCTCCCCGGAATAGCCGTATCGGTCAAAAACGGGATCGGATCAACTGACTATTACGCGAAGAAAGAGGGACAATCCTGCACGTTCTTTGCGTGGCGTTATCGGAACTAGAGTTTCCCCCCGCTCCCTCATGGGGGAGCGTGATGGACACTTTACACCCGTCGGTGTATCCACCGACTATAACGAAAGGATCGTATGAAAGCGCCATTCCCTAGGCCGCTGGCAACGGGCAAGCCGTGCCCCTATTGCTCATGCCTGAAAAGGCACGGACACAAAACATGCGGACGATCCGCGTGTCTATCCAGACTACTCTCACAAGAAAAGGCAGGCGGCAAATGAAATGTCCTTATGACGATGGCCGGATGGTCATTGATGATATTGCCCGCGAACGCGGTACAAGTGTCGCGTGCGTGCGGATACTGATTCGCCAATTGGAAATCAAGCCCATTGAGCGGTTCAACAATGTCTGTATCTATTCCGGCGAAGACGCCCTACGCCTGATCAATCATCACGGCAAGGTGGGGCGTCCCGCCATGATGTCCGTTTGGGATATCGTCGCGGAAGCGGCGAGCAAATCGCCGTCCGTTACCGTGTTCCTCGGCTGTCAGGATGCCCCGCTGAAATCCCACGCGATACTGGACGCGATTGAATCCTCCCTGATGGCCAAGTGGCCCACCTCGCATCGGAAGCTTCGCACCGTCCTGTCCAAGCGGGCGGATGGGCGGCCGTACACAACGGAGGACAATCGGCCGGCATGGCCGTCGGCACGCAAGGCGGAATTCGTGGAATTCATACTTGCATTCTTGGCGAAATAGTGTATATACCGATTAACGAAAGGATGGTGCTGTGATGTTGCTGAATAAACTGACTGAGGTGGCGGCGGCGTGGGCGGCGGAGGCGGCGGCGCGTGCGGCGCGTGCGGCGGCGCGTGCGTCGGAGGCGTCGGAGGCGGCGGAGGCGGCGGCGTGTGCGGCGCGTGCGGCGGCGAAGGCGACGCGTGCGACGCGTGCGGCGCGTGCGGCGGCGCGTGCGTCGGAGGCGTCGGAGGCGGCGGAGGCGGCGGCGTGGGCGGCAAGGGCGGCGTCGGAGGCGACGCGTGCGGCGTGGGCGGCGGCGAAGGCGGCGTTGGCGGCGTTGGCGAAATAGTGTATGTAGTCTTAACGAAAGGATGGTGTAGCGTGGAAATCAAGATCGGATTCGGAGTTGGGTTCAATCGGGCGGGTCAACCTATCCGACCGAAGGAACGAACGGAAGCATTAGTGAACATTCGGAGCAAGGCGTGTGAATTGTTCGGCGGGTGTAATATGGTTCACGGGGAGGGGTCATGGCAATCTCCGGAAGGGAAGATCGTCAATGAACCCAGTGTTACCCTGATTCTATGGGCGTCTTCACCGGACGTTGATATCGCCCATGTACGCAAACTGGCCGATTATATCAAGACGTTCTTGAATCAGCATACTGTCTTGATTCATTACACAAGCGGTACGTTTTTGGAA